GATGAACAGCCAAATAACTCAATGGTAGAACAACAACTGACAAAGGGTAACATCAGTAAGATGATGCGTAATACGGAAGATAAAGCTCCTAGAGACTGGAAATACCATGTCTAAAGAGCAAGCATTGTCCAATGCTATTGATGATTATCTTAATAAGGCTAAGCCTAAGATATTAAAGCCAGGTACACCTGAACATGATCGGGCTATGGCTGAGATGGAAGCCGCTAAAGCAGGAAAGCCTAAATCTACAAATCCTGCAGGAGTAGAGCATCCTAGTGCACCAGGGAGTAGAGATAAGCTTGGTGAGCGTCCGTTAGTTGAGGGTATTGATAAGCATTTTACTGGGGGTTCTGGACTATCACCGCACGAGACTGGACGCAGCCATGTCCACGAGGGTCCTGAAAATGCTCCTATGTCGCAAGCTGATACAGATGCAAGTTTTAAACGTGCTGCAGCTGCTAGTGCAACTTGGACTCCAGAGCAGCGAAGACGAAAGAATCCATTATATGGTCGCAACCCAGATACTCCTAACGCAGCCTTCCCGAAGATGACAGCCGCAGACAAAGAAATGTTTACTCAGAATGCTACGACTAAACCTATGGGGCCATTTACGAAGAGTGTGGATTTAGAAGACGGTTCCCACTCTTGGGACTATCAGGGGTAAATGCCAGCTAAATCTAAAGAACAACGTAGATTTATGGGTGCTGAACTTTCCCGTGCTCGTGCTGGTAAGAAAACTCAAACTGGTATGAGCGAAGAGAAGCTCAGTGAATTTGTATCTAAGTCTATTGATGTTTATTTATTTAAGCATGGGCATGTTTTACCTTGTGGTCATCATGCTGAAGAAGGTGCTGATATAGATAAGGCATGCACTAGTGGTGGATGTGGTGCAATGGGCGGTACGTCTATTACACCATATCGGGAGTCTGGTACTAATACAGGAAGATCTGGGACTGTATACGCGCCTTCAACGGATAATGTTCCATCCGGTATTCATCTACCTAGTGGCGGTAGTGGTAGTAGTGGGGGAGCAACTGGCTCAGGCACTATGACTTCTTCAAGTCCACCAGAAGGTGGATTTAGGCGGTCTGCAGACCCTGTTGAATTAATTAATAGATATTTAAACAAACAATCTCGTTTAAAATGTGGACATAAAAAAGGAGATCCTAATCATTTAGAAGCGGCTTGAGGAGGAATTTAACCGCTGTAAGTGGTTAAAGATCATATATGTTAGATGATGGATGGGAACTTCCTTCGTTAGATAGTATTTCTGTTACAGAAGAAGAACTTCTTCTGTTAGATTGGATTATGTGTTCGGGATCTGGATTAATTCCGAGTGCGACGTTAGAAGAGTTAGTGACTAATTGGTCTGCATTTAGATATGATGTGTGGAAAGGTATTAGTGCGTTAACTAAACAACGGAAAGGTGTTCCTACTGAAATTAATCGAACTATTACTGAATCACTAACTATAGATGAATTTACAGTTAGAACATTATTGGCAATTATCCCCACTACTTTTAGATGGGGAACTGGGGCTGATTGTGGGTATGAGTTGAAATTAAAACTTTATAAATTCCTTTCTAAAGAGGTAGAATTCGATGCCAGCAGTACCGAAAACGAAGCCGACAGTAGTTCCAAAGACGAGTCCGAGGGTTCAACCGGATCCACAACCTAATTTTGAACCTGCTCGTTGGTGTCCTAATCAAATAGAAAAAATAGCTCCAATAGAACCGTAAATGAAACAGACTAAGCATCAGCCTGGCATAAAAACACATCGTCAATTTAATAACTATAATGACTTTCAAGAAGCATTATGGGAAGCATTTGATGATTTTTATTATGCTGATGTAGGCGGATACGGCGGTATGCGTATGCCTACGCCAGGTAAGTATGTTGAGCCTACAAGGTCTTGGAATTTAGACTTTAATAATTGGAAACTACGCGTACAAGAACGTTGGAAAGCAGAAGCGACTCGTGATGCACAAACACGTGGAGTTACTTTGGAAGAATTCCCAGAGAATCTCTGGTATTATTTATATGAACGAATGTTAGCGGCGACTGATACGCACTATAAACCACATTCGACTCCTACTACTACTAGTAATACTCCCGTAAATACTACATGTCCGGATCCTGGTTTACAGTCTTTAAATACAACTCAGGGATGTTAGGTAAGGTATGGTTTTATCAAAGGTAAGGAAGGAGATAGGTAAAGTTAAGATGAAAGCTGAAGTTGAAATTGGTCGGGCAGCTAATGTTAAATGGTTAATGGAAAATCAGGCTGATTTAATTGATAATTATCCCAATAGATGGGCTGCAATTGATACAGGCATCAGTGGCCCAGCTGTGCAATATGTTGATATTGAATTATTTGAAGTGTTTAAAGTAATGTCTAAACGAGAATCGTCTTCTGCGACGATTTATTATCTGTGTAATACCTATCAGCCACCTGTATTATTGATGGCTCCGCCGGAGGTTTGGCCTAATGACCCAGTCTAATATCGATGATAAATTTTTAAATGGTTTACATTTAATGATTGATTCTATCGAGTCTTCATATTTGCAGAAGGCTGATGACGATGATGATGTTAAAGAACGCGTATCCCATAATGGTGATCGTCCTCATTTACCGAAGGAAAAAAGACCTCTAGATACTACTATTTCTGGAGGCGGTGAAATTAAGCATCAGCGTCATATACAAAATGCGGATGAAGATGATTTACCTAAGGCTGATCATTGGTGTCCTGATGTAAAAGAGTGGCATACGTCTGACCATGAACCTGCTGAAGCTCCATCCGTTCATGTAAATGTAGATCATGATAATGGAGATGATCCGTATCAGACTGAAAATGGGTCGGATACTGGTGCTTGGGATGATGCGTCTGAAGATGAAGATTTAGAAAAAATTAGTGTTGCTGCGACTTTAAAAGATGTGGAACATGGTCGTGATCGTATTGAAAGTGAGTATGATCAGAATACTAATTTAGATAGGCATGAGCAGGAAAATAGTCCTGATAGTATTGCTGAACCTTTCCTAAATAGATATGCCGTTAGGGATGATGAGGAAGAGGAAGAAGAGGAAGGTGAGGATGTAGAAAAGGCTGAGATTAGTCCTGATATTCCTTATCAATCATGGGTGCGGCGACCTAAAATGCCTCCTGAAGAGCCTCCTACTCCTCCGTATCCTGGGCCTAAGCACCGAGAAGCTCCCCCTAATAGGCCACCAAAACGAGTTCCTGGGGAGGATGGAGAACCTAAAAGGGGTCCTCTTGAAATGTCTTTAGATAAGTCAAATGATTTTATAGAATCATTAGTACAGACCCATGCAAAATCGATAGATATATTAAAGATTTGGGGTTCAGTAGACCGTGTTTTACCTAAAACATCTTCGGATGTTGCTTTAATAAATGATATTGATATTTTAAAATCTTTTAATTTAGATGAAACCACTAATATTGAAGATTTAATTGAAGGTACGTTGGTGCATAAAATGTTAGTAGACCGTACTTCTCGTCCTACTATGGAATGGTGGGAGTCTAGTATGTTAATGGCTAAATCTATAGATGTTGTAGACGAACCTGCCTTTTTATCTGCTTTCTTGTATTATGAGCCAGATACTTTTGATGTTACTGATTTTATTGATTTATCAAAAGCAGAGGTTACCCAAGGAAAACCACAAGACCTTGAAGAGATGCCTAATACTAGTGGCGGCTCCGCTATTGATGGTCTAGGCATGTCTGATGATGGGTATCATGGGCCGAAAGATGAGGACTGTGATTGACCGAAGTCCCATGCTCAGGAGTCTCCTGAGAACGAAGATTTAGAAAAAGCTGGCACTGGTGAACAAGTTGTTATGGTCGATGGTAATGATAATGTTGTTGGTGCAGCCCCCTCTCACATGAATGAATCTACTGTGATGCGTAATTCTAATATGCAACATGCACCTTTATTTGGCAATACAGGGCCAAATGCTCCATCTGCTCCGCATAATGTTAATTCTTTATAGGTAGCGTTTAATGATAGATGTTACGGAATTAGATTCTTTAATTAAAGAATTAGAAGATGTAGACGTTATTAGTCTGTATCAAGATAGTGCCCATGCGTTAGAACTAGCACATCATAATGATGTGTTTTTTGTGCGTTTAGATGGTAATAATCTGTATGCGGGTCCTGATGGGGATAAAGCTGCTTCAATGTTTTATCACCAGGTTGCACAGATTCATGATGATAGTGAGAAAGGTTCTGACCCATCTTTTGCAGCATTAAGGGAGATTCTTCAGGCACGTAATGACCATGTTCGGGATATGTTAGCGGCAATTGGGCATGACCATTTAGCAGCTTCTTTAAATGGTATTGAGTTTGCGAAAGAATTTACGACTGATGGCTTTTTAGACATCATCAAACATAATCGTAGTAATTTAGATGTTTTAGCGTTTGCTCATTATCGTCCTGCCGAAAAAGAAAATGAAGAATGTCACACGTGTATTTTCTTTGCGGCGGGTGGATATTGCACTAAATTAGATTTACCCGTTAAAGAAGAGATGTATTGTGACCTCTTCAAGCCATTGCCGATGGCTGATAAGAATGAAGAATGGGCTACAGCTTCAGATCAACCGTGGGAAGAAGCTGATTCTGACGACATTGAGGGCGTTCAGAAAGATGTGCGGGATTTAATCTATACCAGTGATGAAGATTTAGAGAGTCCTGCTAATTATAAAACTGATTCTCATAAGCCTAATGTAATCATGCGGGAATATGTTCCGGTTGATGCTGAAGAAGGTTTTGCATTTTTAGTAAAGAATGTAGACGATGACGGTATCGAAATTAGATTAACTCAACGGGATGGGGATTGGTTTGCTATCAGTAAGCAACGGGATTATTCAGATTTAGGCGATCCTTTTCAATCCGTTGGTGACGTGCATCGTCCGAAGACAGTAAAACTTCGTGCTGAGGATGATGTAGTAGGTAAAGAGAAAATTGCTAGAGTACGAGGGCAACGAGCACCGAATACTCTAGGAGAATCTACTGTTCCGAGTCGGATTAAAGCTCAAAACGATAGATTTAAAGATCTTGAATACTCAGATATAGATGAAGGTCGTGTGCCGTCTAAGCCCATACAAAAGCAATCCAATGAGGGCGGATTGGGTGTAGATGATCCAGAAGCTCTTAATGATGGCACTGCTGCTTCTTCTCAACATTATCGTCGGATGAAAGAAGAAGAAGAAAATAAAAAATCTTCTTTAGCGATGAAAGCTTATGCTAATCCTGAAAAAGACGCTCAAAAGCCTATCGATCCTGATGAGGATGGACGAGAAGCTCTTTCCAGTGCGGAAACTGGTACAGGAACACAAGCTTTTTCATCTGGTGCTGTTATAGATATTTCTCCTGAAGAGACAGATGGAGTAAATGTTAATACTAAAGCTTCAGGTGGGGCTGGTGGAGAAGGTGTTGAAGGCGGGGGCGATGGAAGTGTCACAATGATTGCTCCTAAAGATGCTTCATATAGAACCACTGAAGATGATTTTAAGTCTGATTATGATTCTAATTTGAAGCCTATTAATCGAGATGTTCGTAATCCTCATGTTTCTAAGGAAGGAGGCGGAGGTGCAGGTGGAGGCGGCGGAGATGGAGGCGGCGGAGGCGTGGGTACTAGTGGTAGTTTTGGTGGAGGTACGGCTCTAAGTGTTAGTGGAAGTGGTGGAGATGCCGTTCATACTGACACACATGGACGAGTTGCCCGTAAGCGTAATTCCAGTGGGCAAGAAGGACTTGATAGAGGTTCTTTAAGCAAAGATAGTATGGATGCGGGTTCGTATGAGGGTGTCTCTCAGTTGCCATATCCTGCAGATGATGATACTCGCCCACCTCGTACTGTGGAACGGCATAAGCCTGGAGATTCGGAAGACGATGAAGCGGAGCAACGCGCTTCAGATCAGGAACATGATATTCCTAAAGAGCAACAGCCGATTGGTCCCGATTATGCTAGTAGTTATGTAATTGCTGACGATGAGGATGGTTATAGTCCTACAGAAGTGTCAGAAAAACCAGAGAATGAGCTTGTTAGACGAAAGTTTATCGATGAAGATCATCATTTGCGAACCATTAATGATAATGCCGCAGAACAATATACTAATCTATCGATGCTATCCGCTGATTTAATGAATCATACTTTAGGTAAGGGAGATACGCCTGAATCTTTAGGTGAACTTGATGCTTTTAAGGTATTAACGGCTAATTCGATTAGAAAGATGGATACGGGACGTACTTTAGTAGTTGCAGGATGGGGAAATTATTATATTGTAGACCGTGAGGGGCATCGTCTTGGATTAGAGGGGATGCGACGGGCTATGAATAATTTCTTGGGTAAGAAAGAATTTGCCAATATGAATATTTTCCACTCTGGAATTCAGGTGGGGCAGATTCTAAAGAGATTCGTGGATGATACTGGAAAAGAGTGGGTAACTGAGGTTCGACCTGAAGGGCTGTTTGTGGTCGCGGCTTTTAGAACTGATTTAGAAGTTTCTAGAAAAGCTATGGCAGAAGTCTTAAAAGGTGGAATGAGAGGTTTTTCTATCGCTGGAAATGCCAAAGATAAGAAAACTATTTGTGAACATGGTAAATGTTGGACTGAAGTGACTGACTTAGAGATTTATGAAGTAACTTTATGTGTTACTCCGATGAACCCTAAGTCCTATATAACAGATATTATACAAAAACCTGATCCAATGATTTGTCCAGAATGCTATAACGTAAAACAATTAGAGTTTGATTCTAGTTTACGACCTAAATAAATTTTAATTATTGCCATTTTTTGGTAAAAATATAGACACCTGAAATATTTTCTTATATTATATAAGTTAGTCCTATTTAGGAGGGGCAAAGTATGGCTTCCAATACTACAGAGCTTCTGCCTATCTTGAAGGCTTTGCGAGAGTATATCGTTAAAGAGTATGGGGTGAATTATCCTCCTCATGTTCGTGGCGAAGATGCTTCTCAGAAAGCATTGCCAGATAATTGGGTAGACAAGTTGAACCCCCTTAGTGGTGGCGATACGGTAGGCCGGGATTCCCACGGTTCTCAGGGAACAAAGTCTACTAAAGCTGGTGCTCAGGGAACAGATCCATACCTCCATAAGAGCGACCTTGAGGCCATTTTGGCTGATTTCGCTAAGCATATGGTGGATGGACAGTCAGTGCAAGCTGGCGGCCAACGGGCTGATGGCATGCATGGAGCGGGAGGATATTCGTATCCTGGCGACTCCAATCGGATTCCAGACGGTCTTGAAAAGAACGAACATGAAGATGACATGGACGACGAAGACATGATGGAAGACGAAGTTGAAGACATCGAAGATGATGTTGACGACGACGATGAAGAAATGATGGACGAAGAAGACGAAGACATGGAAAAGAACTATATGGCACAAAGTGCTGATGGTATCAATGAGCTTCTGAAGGACATCAAAGGTTTACTTTCTTCCCGCCACCAGGAAAAACAACAATTTTCTGAAATTCAAGGCGAGATTAGTAATCTTAAAAAGTCCGTGCAGAAAGATGTCAAAGATGGCATTCGCAAGGGATTGAAGAGTTTCAACCTTAATCCTTCTCACGGCGACATGGCTACTCGCACTCCGATCTATGGAGAACAGCAAGAGCCAGAAATAGACTTCTCTGGGCAGATGCCAGACCAGCGCATCGGTGTAGAGGGGGACTCATTCCAGAAGTCTGATGAAGAGAACGCTGCTGATCAATTCGTTGATGGCATCGAGCAAATCGTCCGACAGACGGATGCGAATGACCTCCGTGGTCACTTCAAACTGGTAAATGGGATGCGTAATCAAACTGGTGAGCTTACTCCCCAGACCTTGTATTACTACCCACGACCTTCAAATGGGAGGTCTAACTAATGGCTGACCTAAGTATTGCGCAGTATATATCTTCTGCGGAGCGAAATCTGCGTAGCTCACTGATGCCGCCTGGTTACTTTGCTAAGCAAACATACCTTCAGGTGTCAGATGTGTTCACTGCAACCTATGGCCGGAAGGTCTGGGACGCACTGAACAACCAGACACGATTCTGGAACATTCTTCGGAAAGTTCAATGGGGACCCACCACTGGTTGGCGTTTGCGGTCTGACCGGGGTTCGGAGCGATCTCGCCCCGTAACCGAGACTGGCTCACTCCCAACCGTCGATGTCAGCAACTACGTCAACGTGGACTCTGCTCCTCGTATCGTAGCCACTGACTTCGGTGTCTCACTCAAGTCCCAGATCATGAGCGGTCTTGAAGGTGGTATGGGGGATAACCTGGCAGTTGAGCAGGAAGCTGCTGCTAGGGACCACATCAAAGAGTTGAACCAGGAACTCCTGCTTCGCTCGATGACCATCTGTTCGACTGCTGGTGCCTCTGGTACTGGTGAACTAATCTCCGCTGGTAACACTCTCCGTGTTGGTGACACCTTCGGTGGAACCACCATCGGTGATACCGCTCTCACATATTCTGGCCTTGACGCTCAGAGTGATGCTACCTGGACGGGTGGTGGATCTGTAACTGACGGCGAGATCATTTATGTAAAGAGCCGTGCTGGCTTCACTTCTCTTGACGACATTGTCGAACAAGATGCTCGTGTTGTGGCTGGCGTGACTGTTACTAACGGCGTAGACGTATATAACCAAGCTACTCGTGCTGCTGGTGGACACGTTGCTGCTGCTACCGTTCTAGGTAATAGTGGTACGGGTCGTAACCTTACGTTGGCTCTGCTAGACCAGGCCATTCGTGAAGTTCGTGTAAACGGTGCTGACCCAGACGTAATTCTGATGGGTTATGACCAGTTTGACCGTCTATCTTCCTTGCTGCAAGCTCAGCAACGTTATCTGGACTGGGGCGAATTTGTTGTCAAAGTCGGCGACGAATCTACCCTCCCAGGTTCCCACGCTGGTTTCCAGGTGGCTACTTATAGGGGCATCCCAGTCATCGTCGATCCTGATGTTCAGGGTTCGTTCACGGCTGCTGATGGTAACCTTGGTAGCAATGTCTATGTCATGGATACGCGGTACTTGGAACTCGCTATTGCTGCTCCTACGCAGTATATCGACAACAGGGACTTCTTCCAGGCTAACGCATTCGTCCTACGTGGATTGTTCTACACCATAGGTGAACTACGATCCTTGCGTTTGGACGCACATTCCAAGATTACTGACCTAAACGCCTAATCTAGGTTTTTAGTCACCATAGTGATAGGGAAGTTAGTCTTGTACTGACTTCCCTATTGCATCGCATACAATAAAATTTCTGATGCTGGAAGTAAGAGGGCAACCTCTGAGGGCGGGATTGGTGGTATCCAGTAAGGGACGTTAACATGGCTTTAACTATTACGGAAATTCATCGTTCAGTCTTTGGTAATAAGAGAATTCTTACTGCTGATCTAGACTGTGACTCTAGTTACCCTACTGAGGGTGAGTCTTTGACTCCTACTGACGTAGGCATGATTGGGTTTGATATTGTCTTGCTAACTCCTCAATCTATCAGTAATACGTCGGATGAGGATGCTGCAGCAGACTTGGGCCATAGCCCAACGTTTGATTACACTAATAACAAACTGATAATGACTTATTCTGACCTTAACGCTTCGGCTGATGGTCCGAGCATTCAGGTAGCTAACGCTGTTGACCTGACTGGTGTTCGTGTCAGGGCGTTGATAGTAGGTTACTAACAATTAAATAATTCCTGGGTTGGTAGTACGAGTCAGCTCGACTATTGTTTGTGATATTCAATGAGAAAGGGTAGTCGAGTTTGGCTATCCTTTTTTGTTATTATGGTGCCATATGAATCCGATTTTAGCTGGTATAGGCGACATACTTAAGAGAATTAGACCTAACATAATGTTAGGGATGATTATCATTGCGGTGTTGGGATTGGGAATATCTTGGATTGGTTGGCAAATGGAAATGGAAGGTATTATCAGCGCAGCTGGTGTAGGTAGTATCGTCGCTATTTCTAATTTGGCAGGTAAAATTTTGGAAACTGAACGAGGTTCAGACGGAGGATAAGGTGTTTCAGATATTTACGGCTATCAAGTTAGGTAACGCCATTCTTAAGCGGTTGAAGAACGCTGAAAATCGCTCAGAATTAGTAGATTCACTTGTTAATGCTATGGGTGATGGTAAGATTAAACCCACTGAATGGGCGCAGATTGGAAAACAGTTAGGTGTCTTCGATACCTTGGAGGACTAAGTGAATTTACTCAGTAAATTAGCTACTTGGTTCATGATTAGAGTCAAACGGGATAAATTAGGTCAATATGATTTTGGCGTAGTTCAATTTGGTAATCATGAATTGCCTATCGTCGGATACCGCCATCAACATATTGGACCTCCTAAGTTGTTCTATGTTGATTCTTTAACTTTGGATCGGCTTTCAGGACAAGATAATGACACTAGCAGCACTTAGATCACAGATTGAATTAGAACAACCTCTGCCTGCATTTAGAGGTTTTACTCTTACTACTACAGATGCAAATGCGACTACTGTTTTAACGGTTTCAAGCCTTATGGAAGAGGCTAATCGTATTACATTTGTTGTTGAATTTGGTGATATGTATATTAATTTTGGTGGAACAGCTACTAGTGATGGTACATCGATGTTAGTACCAGCTGGTACTGGCTATACTGAAGAAAATATTAAAATAACTGGTATTGTTTCAGTTATGCGAGCAGGTACTACGAACAGTCGTATTCGTGGATCTATCTGGGGCAGATAGTGGTTAAATTACGTCAAACAATTGAATTAGTACAACCGTATACTAAATTTAAACCTTTTACTTTAACGACTAATAGTGCGGAAGCTTCAACTATATTAACGGTTTCAGATTATATGGATGAAGCTAATCGAATCACTATTGTTGTTGACCGTGACGACTTATATGTAAATTTAGGTAGTGATGCTACGACTGATGGGAATTCGATGTTAGTACCCGCAGGCACGGGATACACCGAAACAGGCGTTTCATTTAATGGAACAATCTCAGTTATACGCGCAAATCAAGCGAATGGAAGAATTATCGGAGCTATTTGGGGACGATAGCAGTTAATTTAGGAGAATACTGATGCCTATTGACCGAGGATTTGAATACAGATTTTCAGAGCATGAATTTAGAACAGTTCGTGAATCTGTTGGTACTCTTTCAAAGTTTATTCCTATTAATAAGACTTTAGCGTCGGCTAATACGGCTGAAGATCTCGTTAATTTAGAGAGTCCTACTGTACCAGCTTTGAATCTAGTCACTAATCCGAGTATGGAACTTGGGACTCCTCCTACGGGTTGGACTGCTAGTGGCTCAACTATGACCCGCCAGACTACTACTCCGCGTACTGGGACATATAGTATGCGTTGTGTGACAGCAAATGCTGCTGCGTATGAAGGCGCATATTATAGCGTTACAGGGTTACCACGTGGTTGGTATTCTTGTTCTGCTTATGTGCGTCAAGATGGTGGAACGGTGATGGGCAGAGCTACTAGTGATGCTGGTGTTACCTTTTCCAATGGCCCTACCGTTACTATGGCTACTAACTGGAATGGTCGAGTAACGGTGTCACATCAAGTAACTACAGATAATGCTACCTTATCGTTTTATGTAGTTACTAATACTCAACAAAATATCACTTATCTTGTCGATGATGCTCAAATTGAACCTGCTTGGGCCTATGTAATGGGGATGTCAGGAACTAATGATCCTAATCCTCCTACGTCTCAAGTTACTACTTTTGTAGATCCCCTTATTGAACGTTTCTCTCGTTGGATGGGTACGGAGGATGCTTCGGTATCAGTTCGTGAACCAGGAATGACTGAGATTCATGATATTTATTTGTATTCATTAACTAATGATGCCGTAATTGATTTTAATCGTACTGCTACGAATACAGGTGATGCTGTCGGTTATGTACTTAAGGCTGGCGTAGCGAGTGCAATTAATCTACGACATATAGTCAAGCATAATATTAGTTTTAGAAACAATACAAATGGTGAAACTTGTAACGTAATAGGTTACGTGCGTGGAATCTAGTCCTAGAATTAAACCTAGGTAAGGGATAAAATATAGATATGGGTTTTTTCAACGTTTATACAACGTCTAATTCGTATCTGTCAGATTATTTCCAATATTTAACGGAACAATGGTCTAACTCTGATAATACGTTTACTGGTGCGTGGAATAGAGAAACTGGTTCTAATTCTACTATTGAGCGTGTAACTAGTGATGCAGATATGCCGAAAGTGGCATTAGCTGTTCCTGCTAGCGATACGGCTCGTTTACGAACCTTATTTCAATTCCGTGTTACTCCTAGTAAGTTTTCTTATCAAAATAATACATCTATGATTCGGGGCGTATTTGCTGAATGGGAAGCTAAGTTTGCAAATGTAGCTAATATAAATAATTCTACATTTTTCATGGGTTTTAGTGATTCGACTAGCGGTTTACGCACTACGGCTAATATTATAGGTTTTGGTCTATCTAGTGATGCAATCCAAACAGTTACAGATAGTGCTGGAACAGAGACTGTGAATTTACCTTCTTCGATTACGTTAACAGATAGGAATTTGTTTAAGATTTCTATCACTGAGAATCAAGTGGAATTTTGGATTAATGGCAATCAAGTAGCTACTCATATCACTAATTTGCCTGATATTCAGCCGTATTTCATGATTTATAACGCATCGGAAGCTGGGGGAGCGTCTACAGTAGATTTAGGATTCTGTAGAGTCTTTTACCGAGGCTTTGACGATGCTCGTTCATTCTAATAAGGGGCTAATCGATGCCAGCAGAACTTCGACAAATTTATCCTCTACGGACTTATGCCTTTGCAGATAGTGAAGCTTCACTCACTGCAATTGCAAATAACACTGGAACTCCATTAGTTGTTCAAGATGCTACGGATAATGCTTCTAATCAAGTAGCTATTTTTAGGGGAGCTAATAGAGGTACCGCTGCTGATGGAGATAATGGCTATATAACTTATACCTTAGAAGATTCTGGCGGTAGTCAAGCTGAATTCGCTCGTATGACTTGGATGGCGAATGATGTCACTGCCAATACTAAGGATTCTAAGGTAGTTTGGTCGGTTCAGACTGGAAATACTCTTACTGATGTATGGGAAATCAATTCAACTGCTTCAGGCGATGTAACTACTAGTTTTCAAACTGGTGAAATTGTCTTACCTGATAATGTTTCTATCCAGTTAGGAAATAGTGGAGCCGATACAGATTTGTCATCTGATGGAACTGATATAAAATGGATAGTTCCAGGTACAGCTGATGTAATTCTAGGTCGCACAGGCGCACCTAGTCCTGATACATTATTACATCTTTGGGCTGCTACCGCTGGTTCTATTGTTGCTGCAACTAATACCCTATTAACGGTAGAGAATAGTGGAACAGCTTTAATCTCTATCTTAGCTCCCACACAAGGTGGAATCTTATTTGGTGATGCTGCCGATAATAACGTTGGACAGATTACATATACCCATAGTAATAATTCCTTAGGAATTACTGTTGGGGCCACTAGTCAGTTAGTGTGGACTGACGGAATCATGGCTTTTCAGAGAGCCATGACTTTATCTTCAACTGCTGCATTTACGGTTAATGCTACAGGTATTAGCGGTACTGCTATTAAAGATGAAGACAATATGGCTACTAATAGTGCGACCCATCTAGCTTCACAACAGAGCATCAAGGCGTATGTGGATACAGTAGCTGCGGGTCAAGATACATTGGCAGAGATGAATGATGTGACTATTTCTTCTGCTGCTGATGATAATTTCTTACAATATACAGGCAGTGCTTGGGTCAATCAGACTTATCTAGAATTTTCAAAGGTAGCTGCTCCATCTGATCCTGGTGGAGAGCAAGGTCGGCTTTATCTGAAAGAAGTTAATACGGCTAATAATGCTTTAGCCGTTAAGCTACAAAAAGCCTCAAACATAGTTGAAGTCGAGTTGACTTCTCCAGGTGCTATCTGTGCTGAATGTGGTAGTGAGGATGGAGCCAAGGACCCTACTTATGACTTCCAAAAGAGTGTCATGCGGGTGAATTTGTGGTGTGGTCATGAATATGAGATTGATTTACCTGAATGGCGGAGGGTTAGTTAATGGCGATTACATATCTAGCTGGTAATAACATTGCAGGATTAGCCAA